ACCATCTGAAGCAACACCAGTTACCAATATAGGATCAGTCGTGTTATTAGTTGAAGATCCTGTTCCAGTTATTTCAATATACTTACCAACTGCTATACCAGTAGCATCACTTCTTAAGCTTCCAGTATTCGCAATACTGATGGTGCTTCCAGCGTATGATACATTGTTTCCAGCAGTAGTCAATACTGTCTTGTAATCTAAGTCATCGTTATTTTTAGTTGAATAGGTGTATGTGTCAATCTTGTTAGAGATTGTTGTCAATGACATCCTAGAAGTATCGATAACCGGAGATAAGTTTTCATTTTCAGATGTTAATCTTGCAGTTACAACCAATGACTTGTTACCAGATAACGCAGATAAGTTTTCATTTGTTTGAGAAGCTATGATATTCTTATTATCGAAATATGTAGTCACATTTGGTATTAAAGAAGTTTCTGAAGAAGCTGCGCTGTATGACTCATTGATAGGTGTCATACCAAACGCTAATGTAGTTTCTGAGAACACTTGAGATTGAGCAATAAAGTTTACTGCATCATAGCCAACGTTAACCGTTGCAATCACATTTTCTCCACCAACAAAGCCACTATTAGTAGCATTAGCATTAACATCGATTACAAATGAATCGATCTCGCTATCTACAATAGTAAATGTTCCATTTAATCCGGTAGATGATGTTGTAACTATACCATTATATGTTCCTGCAGCCACGTTAGAGATGATGACTGATGAGTTGTTTGGCATAGCATGATTTTTAGCAAATACACGCACCTTATCAGTCCCGCTCTTAGTTTGGAACGGATCAGTTTCTAATATGATCGGAGGCAATGGTTCATTATTAAATTGGATTACTGGATATTGTGTAATATCGAATACGGCAGAACGAATCGTGAATTTCAAATCTTGTTCTTGGTTTGCTGTCCATGTAGAAGCATTTTGTGATTTGAATAACACACCAGCATAAGGTTGTTCAGATATAAAACGATCTGTACCAATAGCTTTTTCACCAAGTTGCGATATCCAAACTCTATAGTTATTTGAATCTGATAATAACACTATACAATATTCTGTCAAATCTTGTAAGAATACAGGAGATTCAAATCTAAATGTAGTAGGAGTTGTTCCAGTATTTGGATTAATATTAATGTTATCTGGAGTTAGTGTAACTCTTGAGAACGGCAATACGCGCTGGCCAGGATATCCGTTTACAACTTCGCGAATTTGAAGAGTTACTGGAATCCCGACATCTTTTGTTGCAAAGAATATATCAACGCTGGTGATAAATGCACCACCAGTAGATTGTACTAAGAATGTTTGTGCTAGTGGATCATACCATCCGCTATCACGAGTTAAACGCTCGTCTGAATAAACCTCAGTTGTTTGAGATTCAGAAACTTGTTGAGTTGCAATCTCTGCATTTCTAACAGCATTAATAGTTTTTTGTTTAGTCTCTAATATACCTTGAGCACGATATTGACCACGACCTTGCGTAGTAAAATCTAAAGATCCTGTATTACTATCAGACAGTTTAAATTCTCTAATACCAGTCCTGAAACGAATTGACTGAGTATTTGGGATCTTAAACACACCAGCAACTGAACCATTAAAGTTTGTTATAATATCATCAGCTTCTGTAGCTACTACTACGCTTCCATTAACTTCATATTCTGTTCCAGAAATAGAACCTTTTAAGATATCTCCGTTTTGGAAAGAACCTTTGATGTTCATCAAATAAACGGCTTCAGCTTCTTCTTGAATGCTTCTTTCAACTAACACAGCTATACCAGTTCCTGGAGAAACAGCTTGAGTGTTATATGTTGTAGCGCCACGTTGTTTAACAAAAACTACGTCACCTTTATTGTATGAAACTTCTGCTTTACCATCTACTTGTCTAGCAAATTCTTCTGCAGCACCACCAACGTTAGTTTCAGTATCAAACTGAGTCGTAGTTTCAGTTACTAAAGATAAATTAACTTTTGTTGCTGGAGTTACGAATAAAGATATATCAGTATCATCAAAGAACGGGAATAGTTTCGTATTTGGTTTTAAACCTTTACAAACGAAGAGTAAATCACGTGATCTGATATATGGAATCAGAGCTGACTGTAATACTCTATCTTCAAGTACTTGGTAATCTATTCTGGGAGTAACAGATGTTTGAATACCTGTACGTGATTGACCAACTGTTGTAGCTTGAGTTTGGAATGTAAGAACGCGAGCACCTGCAGCATCGTTACCAAAACTAGTAGCATCACCACCAATAGCTTGTAATTCTGCTTGAGTAAATGTACGACGATCTGACCAACGTGCAGCTCCAAGACCATAGTCTCTGCTATCAAATCCGCGTGTTACAACTAAACGATCTATATTTCTTGTTTGACCAACCCAATTGGTTTCCCATGCACCCCAAACTGTACCTAATGCACCAGTTGATTCAAGCGCAGTTTGTACAGCTGTAAAGTTACCTTCAATGTTGTTTACAATATCTGGTCTACGATCAACTTCAAACCATTCATCTGAAGGAGGGTTTAAAGTCATACTTCCTAAGAATGTAAAGATGGCAAACGGGTTTACGTTCTCTGTACGAGATGCAAATTGTTGTTTTATTAATTCTCGTTCTGTATATGGTAATGTGATAATATCGCCAGTCAATGCATATCCATCAGCATCACGAGCAATATCCGATTGGTTAGTTTCTAATAAGTTGACATTATCCATTGTGTAGAATGGTCGTAATTCTTGTAATGACATATCGATAGAACAACGATAATCTATTGATGCTGTATCTCCAAGGTCAGAACCTTTGAAACTATCAACGATGAAACCATTCTTGAAACGATCAAGACCCAATTCATCTTGAATTGTCAATGACTTAGTTTCTTGTTCTAATAATGATAATGCTGTGTAGTATTCTAAGTTTTCAATGCGCTTGTCAAGTTTACCAATATCACGCATCGTATATCGTTTAGTATCGATGGTTTCTATTTGGATAGAACCTTGAGATGGGAATAATGTGTAAGCTGATATATGTAACTTAGCAATTAACATGCCTAAGTTTGGATCTTTTGGTTCTTCAGGAGATAAGCTTGCAACTCCATCAACTGAGAAGAATGTGCCATCTATATTTAATGCTAATTTGTCTGAACGCGGCAAGTAATATGAATAACTTGCAGAAGTTTCGAAACCAATTTTAGGAATTTCAGTTTGTGAAGCACCTGTACCAGAGAATAATGCGCCAGCATCTCCAATACGAGGACGGAAGTCCATAACATCTGATAAAGCTACTACACCAGTTGAAGAGATATAGTATGGGATCTTGTTGTATGGAACTTCGCCGCTATATGAGTTAACTGTAAAGTAGTCACCAGCTGTACCAATACTATGATCGAAATAATCAAATATGACACGAACAGCTCCGCTTGGAACTGGATAACCATCTCTACGTGTGATAGTAGCAACATCGTAATGTGTATCGCGCTGACCATTATCAAAAGTAAACCAAGATGTAATATCAGTAGTAGTAGCTGGATCAGATGACGCAGCTGTAAAATCTTCAGCCATTCGAATAGTTACTATTCTATAACCGTCAGCTTTAGCTAGTGATAAAGTCAATGGTGTTACAGATGCTAGTGTTGTAAAATCTGCAGTTGCATTATCAACTAATGTTTTTTTCTTTTCTTGTGCTGGAGAACCAGCTTTACGAACAGGAGCTAATAAGCTATATGCTTTACTAGCTGTTAATCCACTAATTAATACATCTACACCATTATTTTGAAGCGTTATACCGCTTGGTGATTCAATAGTACCATCTGTCCTATTAACTAAGATGTAATCAGTAGAAGTTGCAGCAGGGTTGAATTCTGAACCGCTAGTAGTTGGACTAGTTGCTGAACCCACTGAGAATGTTAATGACGTCTGTGATGCACCAGTTGATGCATCAAAGCGTTGTGTTGTAGTGTATGTGGTTGCTTGTTCATTATCTCCAGTACCACCACGTGTATTTCTAATAAATGAATATGCAAGTGGGAATAATAATGGTAAACCACCGGGCTCATTGATCTCAGTGCCGACTCGTGAATAAACCGCACCAGATACAGTACCGCTAAATGCTGAATCTATGGTAAGTGTATCGCTGTCTGTAATTGCAGTAACTCTACGGAATTCAAATGCTCCAGTAGAATTTACTGTTCTAATGTAATCACCAACTTTGAGTTGCGTAGTGAATGCAGTTCCAGAAGAACCTGTGATTGTAGTAGTTGAAGCAG